TAATGTTTGGTCCAGCACTAACAATCTGGTTACTGCAAGGAGTTAAATAATGAAGAACTTTGACCCCTGGTTATGCTACGACACAAAATATGATGAGGCAGAAGTTGCTGAAATGATGATTGAAGATCGTACTAACGAACTCATTAAAACTGACTACAACCCATCTAAATTGATTGCTGAGGCTGTTTCAGAACTTACAGTCAAAGAAAATTTAGAAATGGCTGAGTATGTAAAAGAAAACGATATGGATGGTCTAGGCAATTACATCTACTTAAAAGCCTACGACTTCGCACACAAACTAGCTTCAAAACAAGCTGAACACGAATTTCAAAATGGAGAATTAGAATGAGTAAATACTTAGAATTACGCAGAATTAATGTAAATGAGTTTGTAGAGAAGAAAGGTAAATTTACCTACTTGAGCTGGTCACATTCTGTGGATATTTTGCTACAGCATGATCCGATGGCTACATGGGATTACAAAGAACCTATGACATTTGCAGACGGATCAATGATGGTATTCTGCTCTGTATCTGCTTTTGGTAAGGTAATGACTGCTCAGTTACCTGTTCTAAATAACCAGAATAAACCAATTTCTAACCCATCCAGTATGGATGTAAATACGGCTATGCAAAGAGCTTTAGCCAAGGCAATATCGCTACATGGTTTGGCTATTTATATCTACCAAGGTGAAGATTTGCCAGAACAAGATACAGTTGATCTAACCGATCTCTGCACCAACTGGGTAGACAACATTAATGAGTGCCTGGACATTGATACCTTGAAAGCTGCCTACGGTCAGGCTTACAAAGAACTATCAAAGGATAAAGCTGCAATAGATCGTATTTCCAAGGCTAAGGATAAAAGAAAGGCAGAACTAATATGACTATAAGTGAGCAAATAGAGTCTTTATTGAGTAAGCAAAAAGAAATAGATTATATCTTGGTAACTGAAACTATCAAAATGTATTTAGTTACATTTCCACAAAATGCAGATTCGCAGCTCTGGAATCATCGTCTTGAATCCTTATTGAAAAAAATAGATGAAAAATTCGAGAGAACCACGAACTAATAATTATTTTACTCAGGAGGAAGTTGCTTACATTTTGGAACTTCCTAGACGAGAAATTGAAGTAATTGAACGCAAAGCACTTAGAAAACTAGCTTTTATTATCAAACAAAAATATAAAAAGGAAGATGTCTTATGAGTAAAAGTTTTTTATTTGTAATATCAATGTGGATTATATTCTGTGGCTTCATTATTTATATGACAGAACTCAGTCGTAAAGAAGAAGTATTTAAGTTTAACTGTAGCAACTTAATCGGTGGTTGGCATCCAGACATCCCTAAGAAGTTTTCTGAAATGTGTTTAGCTGCCAAACAAGAGAGGAGTGACAGATGAACGAAACATTTGCATCATCATCACAATGTTACCCACTACATCAGCCTAAACGAGCTTTAATGAAGTCTTGGTTAGTCGGTAAAAAACTGTATCAAGGTGAAACAAACATCGGCAATCGGTACTTTATCCTGACTCGACATGATGATCATCCAAGGTTCATGGATATTATTACTGGATCAATGTATGAGACCAGAGGGCGTTGTCTATGCTCTAGTTATTTATATATTAAAACTATTAATCGTATTACTCCTAATTTAAATGAACTTGTAGACGAACTTAAAAAGAAAGTATCTTAAAAATGACTGAATCAATGATTTATCGAGAAGTAGAACAAGGCTCGGACTCATGGCTAGAAATTCGTAGGGGCAAGGCAACTGCTAGTAGAGTTGCAGATATTTTGGCTAAAACTAAAACAGGAGTTTCAGCATCAAGAGGTAATTATATGATCGAACTAGCCTTGCAAAGGGTTACAAAGGTTATAGAGCCTTCTTTTATGAACGATGCAATGCAATGGGGTAAGGACAATGAACAGACTGCTAGAACAGCGTTTGAAGTTGCTCATAATGTCTTTGTAGATCAAGTTGCATTTGTAGACCATCCTACGATTAAAGACTTCGGTTGCAGTCCTGATGGGGTAATAGGGGATTCTTTACTGGAATTAAAATGCCCATATCAATCAGCAGTACATTGGTCATATTTCAAGGATGGTTGCCCATCTAAATACTATACCCAAATCCAAGCACAAATGTCATGTACAGGTGCTAAGTCGGTCTGGTTCGTTTCATATGATCCGCGTATGCCTCCTCGATCACAGCTCTACATTGAAGAAGTTTTGCGAGAAGAAGAATTTATAAATAAGTTAGAAGAAGAAGTTTTGAAGTTCCTGAATGAAGTAGAAGTTGAATCACAGTTAATGAAAGGTGAATAATGAGCGTTAATAAATGGATTGGAATAGGTACTGTAGTTAGGGATGTTGAATTAAAAAAAATGAATAATGGCAAGTCATTAGTCAATATTGCTATAGCTTGTAATTCGAAATACAAAAATAGCCAAGGTGAAATGCAAGATTCTGTTGAATATGTCAATGTTGTATTTTTTGACAAGTTGGCTGAGATCGTTGCTCAATATGTAAAAAAAGGTAATCCTATATTTGTAGAGGGTAAACTAAAAACAGATAAATATATTGATAAAGCTGGTGTAGAAAAGTATTCAACAAAGATTGTTGCTCAGAATATGCAACTTCTAACAGCTCAACGAGAAAAAAATGATGAAGTAGCAAAGTTTGATAAGTTAGCTGATATACCTGATGACAATATACCCTTCTAGGAGTAATTATGAAAACTTGTTTTAAATGCAATCTTGATAAACCATTAGTTGATTTTTATAAACATTCAGAAATGGCTGATGGTTATTTAGGAAAATGTAAAGAATGTGCCAAATTAGATGCCAATAAACATAGAAATGATAATTTAGAAAAAATTAGGGCATATGACAAAGAAAGGTCAAAAAACCCTGAAAGACAAAAATTAAATGTCTTAACTAACAAAATATGGAGAAGTAAAGATAAAAGGAGGGTAAAGTGCCATAACGCAGTAGCAAGAGCAATTAAATCTGGTACATTAACAAAAAAACCATGTGTCAAATGTGACAATAAAGTTAGTCTTGCTCACCATGAAGATTACGACAACCCTTTAGATGTTATATGGTTTTGTGAACCATGTCATAAACAAAGACACAAAGAAATTAAAAAAGGATTGCAATATTTACAACCTAAAATTACACCCTTCTAGGAGAATATGATGAGCCAATACGAATTGATTGTTATTGCACTTAGTAAATGGATTAGCCCTCTTGATGCACTACACAAAGCCGGTACTATGAAGTTAAGCACTCGTGTAGGTGAACTTCGATCCAAGGGTTATGTTATCGAGGATAGATGGCACGAAAGTCGCAAGTTTAAAATGTATAGATTGGTGAAAAAACCATGACTCCATATACAACTAAAACAGGTTTACAGATAGGTATTAATTATCAACCACGAGTATATTTTGAGAATGATCGAGATATGCTAAACCTTCAAGAAGCACTCCTTAAAAAAGAGGTTTCTTGGTGGATGTTATTTAAAAACTGGTTCTGGTAATTATCCAATCATGGTTGAGGCAGATGTTTGTACATCAGCTACACGCTTCAACCATCCTTTACCATAGGTTGGGAATGTCGGTAGAGACTTGTAAAAGGCTTCTTTGCTATGACTAAACTTCTCAAGTAATTCTTTACCATCAGCATCTTGAATCGCTTTCATAGTTGCTGGACCAATAGCACCATCGGCAGTTACACCAAGGGCTTTTTGAATCATCTTACGAGCTGCGGATGGACCAGCATTAATTGCGAAATCAAAAACTGCATAGTCCACTCCAGCAGGAAGAAGATCACCTTTTACAGCATCCCAGTAATCTCGCTTGTACAGAGGTTTAACATCTTCCTTCTTTAATGCTTTCATATCATCTTGAGTAACTTGATGCCCTATGTACTTTTCCCAATTGGCTTGAGTACAACCCCACATGGTAGAACCTTTGCGACCATCGGGTAATTTATTGCCTGGATCTCTCTCATCATTAGTAAATCCACCTTCGTGAGCAATAACCATATCAAAGGACTTATTCCAATTTTCAATCATTTTCTGACCATCCCTTCCATTTCCTTGGTCTTATCTTTAGAACCTTGGCTCGATCCAAAATAAAAAGATAGAACTTGACCGGCAGCACTTGTTACAAAACCTAGTGCAAAGATAACCAGTTGTTGTTGATTATCAGGTGTATCTACAAACATCAGGACTGCGATTAACATAAATGCTAGTCCTACTACACCCAATGCTAAAAGAGGCACTACAGCCTTGTCTAGCTTTGTTGAATTGGCACTAGTAGCTACTTCAGCATGAGCCTTACGAGCTGAATCCCTATCTTCTACTTCTGCCTTAAACCTGTCTAAATCTGCCTGTATATGAGCCAGTTCACCATTTTGGGCAAGCGTTTGTAAGTCTAACTGTGCTTTAGCCTTCTGTTCTGGATCTGGAATTACCTTGTCTAAGACCTTCATTCCAACACTAATAATATCGTCTATTCCAAACATTATTTCCTCACTTTAGAATTAATAAAGCCATTACACAGAAAAATGCAAAAATTACCCAAATTTTAAACCATTCATCATCCACGCACTATATCCTTTTTGGTTCTCTCAATTCGTTCTCGAATAACCTTATATTTAGGTTTCTTCTCAAGTTCTCGTATCTCCCACCACAGTACAAATGCTATTCCTAATAAGACCAGTTCAATAAGATAAAGTATGAGCCAAACAGTTAGCCATGTCATATATACCCAAACTTCCACAACAGATATGTACATACTGCTGCTGCAAAGAAACACCACAATTGGACTCGTCTAACATCATCTAACTTATGCCCGTAATACCTCTTATTCTCTAAATGTTCTTTTTCTACGACTGCTTTTAACTCTAATACTTTATTCCATTCTTTGTCACCATACTTTGACTTAAAAGTCTTTTCTGCATCATTTTCAGCCTTAATTACAGCACTCTGACTTTCGTATTCTTCAATCGCTCGATAGATTATTGAGTTCTCAGTTGCCTCTTGATAAGCCTTCTTCCTACGATGTTCTGCTAACTGCTCTTGCGCTACCTCTACCCCATCATGCTGAATGTCTTGAATACTCTTGGTTAGACTTTTACCAGCCTCTCTAGCCTGATTTAATCCTTCGCTGAGAGACTTAGCACCATCTGCAATTGGATTTGCCATAATCCATTATTTTTTAGCTTTATTGCGAGCTGTAATATTTTTAGCTTTTTCTTTGGCATCTGCCTTGGAACTTGCACCCCAAGCATTTAAAGATAAAAGCAGTCTTGTAGGTTTACCATCTTTATACTCTGGACCATCATTACCACCCATACGAGCTAAGAATGATGCCCTACGAGGATTATCACCTGACTTTACAGGTGGCTTTAGGTTCATACCTTCTGCCTTCGCTGATGCCCTTCCTTTAGCATTTAATCCACCTTTAGGATTCTGTCCTTCTTTTCTTGCATACGCTGGAGTTTTCATTTGGAAGTAAACCAATGTGCAAAGAAACCTACAATAGAACTTAGTGCTGAAACACAAATCATACCAGCCCATAAGCCACCTTTAGATCGCTCTGCCATAGCTAAAAGTTTTTTAACATCGGCTCGCAATTCAGAGACTTCCTGCTCCATAGTCTCCATCTTTTGCCACATAACACCAACTTTTATAGGATCAATCTCTGCCATATCAACTTTCTAAAGAATCCTTCAGTTTCTTAATAAATGCCTCTTTATTTACAGATAATTGCACAAGAGTAAACTGAGTAGATCCAATCTTTCTATCTAAGTCGATGCAATGTTTAAATAATTCTTGTTGCTCTTGTGTTAAATCTTCGAAATTATAAGATACATCATCTACAGTTATTTGAGTTTTTTTCGTGTCTTGACTCATTTAATACTCCTAGGTTGGTTAAAAAACTTTACACAGTTGTCCAAGGCGTGCCTGTTGCTGAAACAGGATTCTTGAGTAACTCAATCTGTTGTGCTAATGATGCTTCTGTTGCATCTTTGTCTACTCCACTAGCCCATATCCAATCTAATACCTCAGCCATTGTTACATTAGCATAAGGTACGCTAGGTGTGCCATTTGCCCATGAACAAGTTGAGTATGTAGATGTTGAGTATTCACCATCGACAGCTAGAGCAGCCCAATGTGCAGTAGTTATAAAACCATTTGATACTTCATAGTTTGTTTGTGATACATTCCATGTAAAAGTTGCCATTATTTATTCTCCAAAGTTGCAATGCGTTGTTTAAGGTCTTGTATTTCACGAATCATCATTGGTACTAATTTACTGTAATCAACAGCCATCATTTCATCAGGATTTTCAGGTTTATTGACTGCGTATGGTGCTACTTCTATTAATTCTTGAGCAACCATTCCGTATTCTTGATGACTATTATCTACTATCCAATCAAATGAACGCACTTTAATAGCGTCAATATTTCCTGATGGTGCATCTACAATATTTGTTTTTAAGCGTTGGTCGGATGAAGTATTGTACGCAGTAGCAGAAGAAGTGGTTGTAATAGAACCTATAACTGTACCTGCTGCATTTAAAAATTGAACAGGTGTTGGCGATGAAGTATCTACTGATTGTTTAAATACAAGTCCCTGTGAAGTTCCTGGCACAAAATAGATACTTTGAACACCTGAAGAAAATCTAGTTGTTGTTCCTAAATACAAATTACCACTAGCATCTAGTGTCATTGCTTGGGTAAATGTTATAGCGTTTCCTGCTGTGCCTGATGGTGCGTTATACCATTGATGCTGACCTGTTGTTATATCTTGGTCATAACGAGTTGCATAATTTCCACCGTTATATTTCCACCCACTACTATAGTAAGCACCACCTGCTAAACCTGTAGAACTACCTCCACCAAAGAATGTTGCTCCTGTAATACCTAATTGAAAGAATTTATATCCTGCTAATACAGAGTTAGGAGTAACTCCAAGTCCTAGGTTGCCTGAGCCATCAAGTCGCATTTTTTCAGCTCTTACGACACCGCTTCCTGTTTTGAATATCAGCAGCCCACCATCAATACCGCCTGTGCCTTGTGATGCAATAGACGCACCATAGGCTTCATAAGTTGCATTGCTAGATGAAAAGATTAATTCGCCATAAGCAGCGTCTGAGTTACCAGAAATTCGAACTGTACCACCTGTTGTAACTGTGTACACATTTAACTTTGATAGTGGACTAGCAGTTCCAATCCCCATGTTGCCACTAGAGTCTATACGCATCCGTTCTGCATCAGATGTATAAAACGCTAAAGGTAAATAAGAACCAGTTGATCCATAAGTTGTACCAACTACACCTACAGTTCCATTATTTCCAATATAAGTTGATGAATCATTAGCTGAACACATTGCATAAATTTGTTGAGTGGTTGTAGTAGCCGATTTACTTACAAACCTGTTACTTCCACCAAAAGGATAAGTTGTTATGTTTTGTAATACATTTCCACCAGAATCAATACGAATTGACTCAGAACCACCTTCTGTAAAGGCAATAGTATCGGCTGCTGGAAAGTAGATACCTGTATTAGTATCACCTGTAGTAGTAATTGCTGGTAAAGATACTGTACCAGCAGAGAATGTTGCTACACCAGTTGCTGAAAGAGTAGAAAATGAGCCTGCTGCTGCCGTATTAGCACCAACAATACCATCAAAATTAGCTGCGTTAATTCTGCCACTTACTCCTAAACCTCCTGTAATTACAGTAGTTCCTGTAGTGGTAGATGTACTTGCTGTGCCAGCAGTAAAAGTAGTTGCACCATTACTAGTTAAAGTAGTAAATGCACCTGTACTCGCTGTTGTAGCACCGACTGTGCCATTAAATGCACTTGTTGTAAGTGTTGCACCAGTTATAACAGGATTAGTTAGAGTATTGCCTGTAAGAGTAACACCTGTAATCGTTCCACCAGTTATCTTTGGTGCAGTCATCGTATATGTGCCATCACGAACACCATCACCAACATCCCTGATCTGTGCCATCATATCTCGCATCGTATCATTGACTGCCGATGGTAACATCCCCTCTGGTGCGCCATCAGGAGGTGCTGCTGTATTATTAGCAGGGGTAAGTGAGTATTTAGT